GTTGTTCGTGGTGCAAAACCAAATGTGTTTGAGATATTCTTGAACGATAGAATTATCAATCAAGATGCAAACATGAGGGATTACCAAGAACAACTTGAAAAACAAATCCTAAAACTCAACTACAAGACATTCACTCAAGTAGTTATTTTAGGTAGTTCAACTTTCACACCATTCATGCAAATGAATCAGAATGATAGGAGAGGTATTATTGAGGACATCCTTGATATCAATATCTTTACTATTATGAATAATTTATTGAAGACAAGAATGACTGCATTGAAAAGTGAACTTCACGATTTGGATTATGAAATCCGACTTTCAGAAGACAGAATCGAAACCTACAAAAAACACATCAAGTCTCTTGGTGATAATCGTAGACAAAAGATTGATGACTTCAATGAAAGTGTTGCACAAGCTCAAACAAACATTAACAATGTACAAGAAGAATGTAATGTACTGTTAAAAGAAGTTGAGTCTCTACAGAATGAATCTTCGGATAGTGAATCAGTAAAACAGAAACTAACCAAGACTCTTGAATTGCAAAAACAATTAGACCTTGCAAGAGATAGAGGTACAAAGGAGATAAAATTCTATGAGGATAATGACGAATGTCCAACCTGTCACAGAGATATGGAAGACGAATTTAAACAAGAGAAGATATCAACAACATCAGAAAAGGTATCGGAAATCGAAAAGGGAATTGATGAGATTGCAAACAATATCTCAACTATCAATGAACGAATCGAGGAAATCGAAAAAATTCAAAGCAAGGTCGACACTCTCAACAGACAAGTGGCACAAAAACAGAATGAGATTTCTGCGTCTAATCAATACATCTCAAAAATAAATGCAGAGATAGAAAAGTTAAGAACAGAAAATGTTACAGACGATTCTGCAAAATTGAACAAAGAACAAAAGACTTTGAAACATCATAATACTCAGAAAGAAGAGTTGATTGATAAAAGGTCTTACTTTGATATTGCACAATATCTCCTACAAGATACTGGTATCAAAACTAAAATCATAAGACAGTATTTACCTATTATGAATAAGTTGATTAATAAGTATCTTGCATCAATGGATTTCTTTGTTCAATTTGAACTTGATGAAGGGTTTAATGAAACAATCAAATCAAGATATCGTGATGCATTTTCATATGCAAACTTTAGTGAAGGTGAAAAAATGAGAATTGACCTTGCACTTCTTTTCACATGGAGAGCAGTTGCAAAGTTAAAAAACTCTGTAAATACCAATCTATTAGTATTGGACGAAGTGTTTGATAGTTCTTTAGATGAGGGTGGAACAGAGGAGTTTTTAAAGATACTACATACTCTAGATGGTGATACAAATACATTTATAATATCACATAAAGGTGATGTACTTACTGAGAAGTTTAGACATACTATGACATTTGAAAAAGTTAAAAACTTTAGTAGAATAGTAAACAGTAAGTAGGGAGACTATAATATGAAATTAAAACATGATGAAAATGAACTAACTAAACCACTAAAAGAAGATGAAAGAGTAGTTGAGGTTGCAAATTTTATTGGAGTGTTTAGAAACTTTTTTACAGAAGATAATCTCAAAAGTTTCATGGATTATTGGAATTGGTGTCATGAAAATGGTATACATTCTATTTCCAGAGAAGACTCAGAAGCTGCACATTATCTTGAAAAGAAAGACCAACAATTAGCAGTAGACAAATACCAATGGTCAGAACTCCACAGGGAACTTAGACTAACAAATGAATTTTCTAGTTTTTTTAAATTTTTAAATACTGATTTAATTCGACAATATGTTAGACGAGTACCACATGTATATCATCCAGTTGCACATGAAGGGAAGATACAACAAACATTGCCTGGCGAAGGATATCACTTATGGCATGCTGAATGGGATGCAGATTATTCTAAAAGAGTTTTAGCATATGCATTGTTTTTAAATGATGTAGATGAAGGTGGAGAACTAGAGTTCTTACATCAAGGTATAAGAATAAGACCTAGAAAAGGTGATTTCTTAATATGGCCTGCATTCTTTACACATTTACATAGAGGAAACCCACCAATTGGTGAAGAAAAATGGATTGTCACAGGTTGGTATGAAGATTTAGGAGTTAATCGTGACATTGTTGAGTAAAGATGACCCATTAATGAGAAAGGTTATGCCTTTCTTTGATTTTGATAATCCACCTATAGACCCTATCAAATTAAAAGAAGAGTTAATTGATAGGATGTTTGAAGAAGGTGGGGTTGGATTAGCTGCAAATCAAATAGGATATGAGTATCGTGCATTTGTAATGAAAGGTGCAAATAAAGAACAATCTATGTTTTTTGTAAATCCAGAAATTATAGAATCTTCAAAAGAAACAGTTCTTATGGAAGAAGGATGTCTTACTGGTGGTTGTGAAGGTATCTTTGCAAACATAACAAGACCAGAAAGAGTTGTATGCAGATGGCAAGACGAAACTGGTGAAGTCAAAGAATTAGAATTCAGTGGAATGACTGCAAGATGTCTACAACATGAGTTAGACCACTTAAATGGTATTCTGTTTATTGATTACCTTTCTAGATTAAAATTAGAAAGAGCAATGAAGAAGAAACAGAAAAGAGAAAAAGAATATGCAAGAATTAGAAAACAATTCGTACAAGTTGCCAAAGAACATTATCGCAACAATCCCAAATTGTCTGACGAAGGAACAGTGTCAGAAGCTGATAAAGTATCATCAGACTAATTTTAATTTAGTTACACACGATGATGCAGCTGAACAATACAATGGTCGTAGAATACCTATGGTCAGTATTCGTAATATTCATGTCAAAAGAATTCTAGCAGAATATCAATACAAAGCAATTGCAGAAATTTGGAAAGTCTATGGTGAAATGGCATATCCAGAACAAACTGAAATTATGTGGTGGCCTCAAGGTAAGGGTCAAGAAATGCATATTGATGTAATGGCAAAACCATTATATGAAGTTCCAATAGATGCAAGAAAAGGAACTGAACTAGAACATATGACCAACGAAGAAGATGTTATTAATGTAGTTCCTTTTACAGACTATGCATCTATCTTGTATCTTAATGACAACTTTGAAGGTGGAGAAACATACTTTGAAGATGGTACAGTTCTAAAACCAGAACAAGGAACATGTGTAATCTTTGAAAGTATGAAACATTTCCATGGTGTACATCCAGCACATGGAGAAGAAGATAGATACACTGCACCAATATGGTATACTTCACAACCAGAACAAATGGAACTACAAACTCATGGTGGACATGGTACAACAGGACAATGGAGAGGGTTGATAGGAAATCCAGACCCATCTAAAGTCAATGTTGGTATCAATTCTCATCCAGTTCGTAAATGGTGGGCAGATACCTATAATATAGAAAAAATTGACTCATAGGTACATCTTCCTATATAATACACACTTAATGAATGGTCTGTTAGTTCATCGGTGAGAATGTTGCCTTGTCACGGCAGAGAGAGGAGTTCGATTCTCCTACAGACCGCCATTGACATATAGGTACATTTTTTTATATAATACTTACATGAGGTCGAATACAGAAATACTTAGAACAAGAAAAGACTCACTTGCAAGGTTACTTGCAACTGAGGATTTAGTTATAGAACACAAAAAAGTCCCTACTGCATACTTTGAACCAAAGAATAGGAAGTTAGTTTGTCCTATTCTTAAAGACGACATGTCTAAACAACTATATGACTTATTCATGGGTCATGAGGTTGGTCATGCACTTATTACTCCAGCAGATGGATGGCATGATGCAGTATGTGAGAAGGGTGCAACCTACAAAGGATATCTCAATGTCTTAGAAGATATCAGAATCGAAAAACACATCAAATCCAAATACGCAGGTCTTAGAAAGATTTTCTATGATGCATATGGTGAATTACACAATGACTTAGACTTCTTTGGAGTCAAAGATTACGATGTAAACAAACTTGCATTTATTGACAGAATCAATCTTTACTTCAAGATTGGTCATAAAATCATGGTTGACTTTTCTAAAGAAGAACAAAAACTTGTCAATCTAATGGATACTAAAATGGATACTTGGGAGAAAGTTGTCAAGATGGCAGACTATCTTTATGAGTTATCTAAGTTAGAAGATTTACAACCACAAACTGATACTAATGCAATGTCTGTTGAAACCTCAGAAGGTGATGGGGATGCAATTCCTCAAGACTTCGATGAATCAGAAGAAGAAGGTGATGCAGAAGATTCAATTGGTGGTGGTATGGAATCAGAAGAAGAGTCTGAGGAAGAATCAGAAGATGGTACAAAAGGTGCAGAGGGTTCAGATTCAGATGAAGATGGTGAAGAAGGTGATGAAGAAACCACTGGTGAAGGTGATATCGAAGTTCCTAAATCTCAAAACCTAAATGGTGGTGAGTTAGGTGAAGAAGGTGGACAAAGTGGTGATGCAGAACCTACTGCAAATGAATCTCTCACTGATAAGAATTTCAGAAACAACGAAGACAAACTTCACAAAGATATGGATGAGTGGGATAGAGAACCTTCTTACATGGAGTTCAATTCTAAAGAACACAAAGTAAGTGATTGTACTATTCCTTACAAACAAATAATCAACGAAATCAACAGAGAATTCCAAAGTTCTTTGGATGAGTATCCTAACAGTACTGATACTCTTGCAAATTCTAGAGAGTATACTCAGAAGTTCTTTGACCACAACAAGAATGTCATTAACTACATGGCAAAAGAATTTGATATGAGAAAAGCTGCAGATGCATACAAGAAATCAATGTCTGCAAAAACTGGTGAAATTGATA